CTCCCGCCCTCGATAATCGCCAGCACATTCCCGGTCCAAGCCTTCGCAAGCTCGGACGTAAGCGGCGCGCCGCTTTCATCTTCAGTAGGCTGGATCTCACGATACGTCATTCGGCATCCTTCAGAAAATCACATAAGGCCCGGAGCCGTCGCTGAATTCTAGCGTATTCTCGTCTACGATGTAAGTGCCGAGCAATCTTTCCCCTTCCGTGGACGCGTCATAGTCCGGCCTGCTGTTTTCCGTGATGAACCCGTGTCGGGCATCGAAGGCGAAAGTCTCGGCCTCGATCTTTATCTTATGGCCCCCGGTTTCCTCTTCCAGTTTCCGCACCTGCATCGGCGATTCCGCTGGCTTGCCGGTATCGTCGGCTATCACGCGTGACACGACCTCGACCAGATCGCCAAGCTCGACCGTCTCCGCGTCCTTGGCGTCAATCCCGCAAGAAAGCACGCGCGGCGTATCCGCGTAGCGCAAAAGCAATCGGTTGGCCGTTGGCTGTGCGATCGAATCGTCGCCGGACATCCCGAGCCATGGCGTGAATATTTCCCTGACACGCTCTTGATCGTATTTATCCTCATCGGGCACCGTAGCCGCAACCGCCAGCCGCGCGAAGTTGGACCGGTCATCATCGCTGCCGGTCGGGTCAAGCTGGCCGTGCCACAGGAATACTTTGGACAGGCGCTGATCCTCGGGATAGGCCACGCGGGCCGTCTCCTTCATGATGTGCGCCGCAGTTGGCTTGTCCGGGTCCGGGGTGTCTATGAGCGGCTGTATGGCCTCTCCGAGCCATAGATCAATCGGACGGTTGACACGCATCCTGATAAGTTGCTCGACATCGTCCCAATACCAGTAGACCCCAAACACCGCCAATTCCGCCAGCAGCTTTGTAACTCCCGTTGGCTTTGTGATTGTCCGTGTCACTCGATAACCGGCCTGCCAGCGCCCGCTTTCGTCCGCCCAGTCCGAGAAAGGGATAAAGCCCGACGGAACGCCCGCAAAGTCTTGTAGCAAGTCACGCGCCACGGACGGTATCGTGCGCCCGGAGAAGCGCAAGCATAGCTGCACGCTGTCGCCCTCGGAATGTGACGATGGCTCAGTGCCGTCTGCGCCGCGCCTGACGACCGTGAAGGTGCTGCCGCTGCGGCTGTAAACAATCACCTCACTGCCAAGGCTCACCCGGCCCGTTGACGGGTATTCCGCCGGGTCACCAAGGATTTCAAATTCCTCGCCATCATCGCCAAGATCAGCGGCCAGCCTGCCCAGAGATGGCGCGGGCGCGACGGCCTTCTCATTGTCTGCAAGGTCTAAGATATCCTTCGCCTTGACCTGCACACCGCCTGTGCCGCTCGGGCCATTTATCTCGGTGATCACGTAATGCCGGGTCCGCATATCCCCGAACGCCTGCCCGACATACCCCTCACGCACGCGCAGCGTCCGCCCCACAGTGTAAGGCTGGCGCGCCCGGAACTTGGGCCAGAACGTTCCCCGATCCTCGGGCCGATACCCGCCCTCATCGGTCTGCGCCGCGCCACTGACGCGCTCATCGCGGTATTTGTCCGTTTCAAAATCGGAATCCGCAAAGTCTGCTATCGTGACTGTGACCTCGGAGCGCTTGCCAAGCGGCCCCTGCCGCTGTGTCCGGCCCGAAAAGTTGATTTCGCTCGCACGCGTCGAGACATTCTCAAGCGCCGGGAACACCGTCACGCCCTTTGGCAGCCCCTGTTGATTGCGGGCGAACCGAAGCGTCAGCGTGCCGCGCTGGTAATTCTCCGGGTCTTGGCAGGTAAAGCGGGTGTTGAAGCACTTACGCACCCCTGTCGTGCCGAGCGCCGCCGTGCATGGCGCCTCGCCATAAATCAAATCGCAGAAATCGTAATCGATCTCTACAATCTGCAAAAGCTCGCGGCCAAAGGCGTCAGTAGTCATCATACACCTGCATCCCGAAGGTCAGGCTCTTGCGGCGCTGCGGGCCGCTGTTGGGTAGCTGGATCGTGCCCCCCTGCCTGTGTCCGTAGTAGGCCGTGCCATAGTCCGCCGGGCGCCACGCCGAAAAGAACCCCATGCCCTTGTTGTAGGCGTCAACGAAAGCCGCGAAGCTGTTATTGTATAACGTGTCCTCGCGCAGATGTTGCAGCGACCACTCCACTTGCGACCCCTTCCCGATCACGCTTGTGCCAAGCACATGCGGGCCGCTGGGATTTTTCAGAAGTTCAACATTGGTCGGGTATCGCGCCTCGTCATAGTCCTGGTAAAAGCGCTGGTCGAATGTGTAACTGCGCCCGGCAAATGCTACGCCTATAGCCGCATCGTCGCCGCTGTCAGACACGACAAAACGGACACGGTCAGTCTCGACCTCATCCCCGATCCACACTATTGTTTCATTTGCCCCGGACGATGGTGCCAAATTAGACCAGCTTGACCCGTCCCAATATTGAGCGCTGATTGTCCTGCCAAGAGCGCCCACATTATGCGCCGCGACACCCATCATATCCACAGTCTGCGCGGATTCCATTTCGTATACTATTATGCGCCCACCCGGACCAGTCCCCTCTCCTGCCCAAAAAGTATACGTGGCGCCATCCGCGACACGCGCAGCGCCGAAAGGCTCGCCTGACGTAAACTCACCGGGCGCTCGTAGCACGTCATCTATTCCGACAACCGGATTATTCTCCACCCCATCATTGACCATCTGCGCCAAGCGCGCCGTGCTGATTGACACCGCCATTATGCAGTCACCGTGAGGTTAAGGCCTCTGCGCCGGGCCTCGTCTTCGAGATTGTCGAAAAGCTCAGTCACACCGGTCTGGACCTGATCACCGGTAAAGAAATCCCCCTGGAACGTGGCTTGAACTTGCAGCGGCGTGGGCTGCGCCTGTGCCGCGCCTGCCCCGCCGCCACCTCCGGCAGAGCCGCCGCCGCCGCCAGACCCGCTGAATGACTGCGACCGGATAGCGGCAACACTCGCGAAGCCGCGCGCCGCGATAGCCGCAGCGGCGATAGGCCCTTGTGGCCATCCCAATTCCAAAGCCTTCGTGATACCCCGGTGCGTGCTGATGATGGCATTCGCGATCCCGGCGGCCTGCGCGATCCTGAACATACTTTTGCTTTGTGTGGATAGGGCGCTAGCCATCCCCTCAAGTTCACTAGTCATGAGATCGCCGACAGCCCCCCACCCCCGACCAGTAACCTGTTCAATGGCAGAGATGAGGTTCTTGTGTTGAGCCAGCCTCCGCCCTGCCCACGCCCGTTCCTTATCCTCTTCTTCGGCGCGGGCCTGGTCGCGAAGCTCTGCCATGCGCTCAAGGTGCCCTTCCTCCAAGGACTCTTTCATCTCCTTGTATTCGCGCTCAGTGATCAGCCCTTGATCGAGGAATGTGCGTAGCTGTTCAAGCCGCTCTTCATGCGCGTTGATTTCGCTTTCCTTTTCATCGCGCAAGAACTCTCGAAGTTGCTCAAGCCTCTTCTCATGATGATCCGCCGCGCTGCCCTGAGACCGCGCCTCATATTCCGTCTGCGCGTCCAGCATGCCCTCGAAGTCAGTAGCATCCGGCAGGTCCATAAAGGCGGGGCGGTCTCCGCCATCAACCGATGACCTGAGCATATCCGCAACGTCATGTGCAACATTCGATATGCTTTCACCCGTATCATCCGATTGCTGCTCAATCGCGCTAAGCTGCTCTTCAAGGTCTCGGAACGACCCGGTAAGGCCCTCGGTCTCCGCTTGATTTTCTATAAGTTCCCGGCGCTCTTCCTGCAAAAGATCGCGGGCGCGTTCAAGCGTTTGCAGTCTTTGCTCCGCCCCTGCCGCGAACACGCCCCCGTCATCGGCTTCCTCGCGCGCTTCCCGGATCTTATCGTTGAAAGTCTCAAGCTGGCTGTTAACCTGTCCAAGCCTGTCGCCCGCCCGCCCCATGGACGAATCGACAAGATCAAATGCTGCGCCCGCCGCTGCGCCAATCGCCAGACCACGCCGCCCGAACAACGCAAACCCGACAACGCCCATCTGAGCGAGCATCGGGTTGTTTTCGACAAACCCGATCACATGGCCCAAAGCGTCCAAGACATTCGCAATGCCCCGAACTGCTGCCTCAGTAGCGGCCCGCGCCTCTTTCCCCCACCCGTCTGCCTCGCTCGCGGCGTCGAAAAAGGCATTCGCCACATCCTCAAGGACAGGCGCAAGCTCTGTCGCCATTTGCGCCCGCACGCCCTCAGTAACGAGGCCGATCCGTGACATGGCATCGTTGGCGCGCTCGATCTGCGCCGCGTCTACATCACTGATATTGAGGCCAAACTGTTCGATAACGTCCGATGACTCGCGGATTGCATCGCCGCCGTCGCGCATGAAGGCAACAAGCTCACCCTGACGGATTCCAAGCTGGCGCAATTCATCGGCAGTTTGCGACGACGACAGGCCGAGGGTGTTGACACGATCCGCAATCGTCGCGAACCGGTCGTCAATGTCCATATCCCCAAGATCACGCGCCGATAGGCCGAGCCTGTCGAGCGCATCTGCGGCAGACCCCGTGCCGCGCTGCGCCTCGCCGAGCCGAGCGTTCAACCGTTCCGCAGCACGAGACATCACGTCCTTGGAAACGCCGGCCTCTTCCGCCGCCAGTTGCAGGCCGCGCACCGCGCCGATGGTCGTGTCTAACTGCCGCGCCAGCTTCGCCTGCTCGTCAACGGCCTGTAGCCCTTTGCGGACCATGTTAACCGCGATAGCGGACCCCAGCCCTGCAATCGCTGTCGTAAGCATCGTTACCCTGCGCGCCGTCTGACGCGCACGCGCCTCCATCCCGCGCAGGCCACTTCGGGCTTGGCGGGTCCCGCTCACAAGACCCCGTGCATCCGAGGCAATGCGGACAACAAGAGACCCGACAGGGCTAGCCATTCAGCACCTCGTAAAGCTGCGCGCAGTCCCGCTCGGTCAGGCGCCCGGCAAAGTCCTTTTCGGGATCGCGTGGGCGGCGGGCGTCATACACGATATAGAACTCCTGTGCCGTCATTGCCCAAAACTCGCTCGGCGCTATCCCAAGATGCCCCACAGCAATGGCGTAATGCTCACGCCATTCTATTTCTCCGACTTCCTCCCCGCCGTCTTTGACGGGGCCTGCGCGTTTCCCGAATCACGCTGGGGCATAAACGCCATCATCACTGCCAGAGAATTAGAGCGGAACAATTCGCCATCATCTAGCATCATGTCCGCATAAATCTCTTCCGCATTAACGTCCTTGGCCCCGGCCTGATGCAGCAGTATGGCGACGATATCAGCGATCTGGCTGACGGGCGGCTCACCCTTCCCGATGCGCGCCACGGTGGCGGCGATGGAAATTTTCTGCTCAATCCGCTGGATCGTGCGATACGTTGGAGTGACCCGGTAGGTTTCCCCGCGCCACTCAAGTTCAAGCTCTTGATAGATCGCCGCCATTACACAGCATCCGCATAGGTCGGCTCACCGGTGCTTTGCAGCTGCGCCGTGAAGGTTACAGCGTCATTATATTCAGCGCCGATCTCAACATTGTTGAGCCGCATATCACAGGTGATCGTGTCACCATTGAAAAGCTCGATCTCAGTGGTGGCGATCAGCCCCGTTCTATTCGTCGCCTGCTTAAAGAGAACAGCATCTTTCGCAAGCCCCTCGACGCTCGCGTCGATCTGACTTTCCGCGCTGTCTTCGAGAAGCCTGCGCCACCCATCATCATCATCGGTTGTGACATCAACAGGCTCATTGTTGATGGTCACGTTTTTCGTTCTAGCACCCGCTACAAGAGTGCCATCGTAGGTGATTTTCACCAGCCGTCCAACTGCGCTTGCCATTCTCTATCTCCTTCGACGTTTTGCCCTGCGGGCCATTTCTCGTTCGAATTGCTGGCCGAATTCTCGGCGGTAGATACTGCCCAATTTCCAGCGCGTCCGCTCAACGGATGGCTGGATAAACGGCGCGGCGGGCATTTTAACCGTGCCGAACTCGATCATATGCCAATAGTATGCGTCATTACGCTGATTTTTGCCATGCGTAATCCACACAGCCGCATCCTGAACCCCCGGCGATCCACGCTCGCGCCGGGAGCGAATCGCCTTTTTTAGCGCCCCGCCGCGCTTGACAACATTCTTTCGCATGTCGTCGCGGACAGTCGCGGCAATACGCGTGACCGTGCGACGAAGAATGTTATTGGCCTCACGCGGAAACACCGTTTCAAGGCGCCCAACAAGATCGTCCATGCCGTCGATATGAACCGCAGCCCTAGCCATGATTTTCTTCCAGCCTTATGCGAAACTCGCAATGGATGTGCAGCGTGATGCCATCAACATCGCGCAACATTCTTTCGCCGTCAAACTCACAATGGATAAAATCGAACCCCGGCGTTGAAAGAATGTTGCGATGCAGCACATCATAAACCGCACCGGATATAGTCTTGGCCTCGGCCCAGCCCGGCGAACGGCTCCATATATGAACGTTCACAACGACATCGCCGCCACTGGACGTATCTGTTGACCAGTCCTCAAGCCCGTCTTCGCCAATCGTGATCAAGGGGAAAAGATCGTTATTCCCGCTATCGACGGGCTGCGGCATCCGGTCATAAATGGCGGAACGGGAAAACACGTTATGGGGCGCCAGAAGATTGGAAAGCGGCGCGCTGCCATCAAGCGCGTTAAAAACCGCAGACTGGACAGCGAAGGAAAGACCACTCATGTCGCAACCCCGCTATCAGTCTGCATTACCAGAAAAATATCTCTCGGCCCGTTATACTCCGGGAACCGGATATTCAAAGACCGCCCGCGCCATCTCGCCCGCCAATTGGCCCGCACATCAAAATCACTGCGGTTTCTGATCGCTATACGATAGCCCCCGGTCGCGGCCAGCGCGTCATTCGCCATTCTCTCGCCGCCCGTCAAGGATCTGACATGTGCCCATGCCGTGAACTGCGTCTCCCAAACGGAAGTCTGTCCGCCTGTAGTGTCCGGCGTGAATACCTCTTTCTGAAACTCGACGCGCTCGTCAAGCTCACCTACCCGCGTTGATGGGGAAAGGGAGCGGCTCATGTCCTTATCCTGTAACCTTCCAGCATGTCCCGGATAAACGGCGTTGGCTGGACAATCGTCCCGACAATAACCGGCTGCCGAAGATCATGTATTTGAGAAACCTGATACAAAACCCATTGCTTGATTGCGTCGGGGACATCACCGGGCGCGCCATACCCCGCCGTGAACTCTATAGAAACGGCATCGGGCCGCGACGAATCCATGTCGGGCCACGACGCACCACGGTTTCTGAAAATCTCCGCAGGCTCTGTCTCTACAACAGAATACAGCCCCGCATCTACCGTTTGCAGATCACCGTCCATGTCCCGATATTGGAATGAAGTGATGCTTTGCAGGGGCGCGGCGGGCAGGAATATCCTGTCTGCGAAACAGGGCAGCGTCATTCTGAATGTTGCCGTTGTAAGCGCCCGGCCCAGCCATCCATCAGGCGGGACAAGAAGATTTTGCACCGCCATAATGCCGCGCTCTATAATGGAATCCTCAAGGTCCCCGTCAACGCGCAGCCATGCCTTTGCTTCGGCAAGAGACAGAACCGGGTCGCCGTCAGTCAGACGAACCAGCCGACCATCCTGAGATGCCGCTATCGTCTGATTTGGGTTTCTCGGGTTCCACATCGGCTTTCCTCTTCGCGGGGCGCCCCGGCTTGGCCTTGATGCACCTGGCCCTCAACAGGCGGTCGAATTGATCCTGATGCAAATCGACCTCCGCCGGAGGGGAGACGTATCTCCCCTCCAACTTGTCAAAGTAGGTGCTGATGACTACAGCCTTCGGCATCAGCGGAACCGACCGTCGCCGCGAACCAGCACGGCAGAGCCAAGCTGCCCGGCCTCGGAGTGCCCCACCGTCACGGCCACATGGGTAAACCCTGCGTCCATATCCTCGGCCTGGGCCTCGGCAACGGCTGACATGTCTTCGCCCGCCCCGGTAGACGTTGCGGTAACGGCGGCGCCAAGATCCTTTGCCCCCGCGCCGCTATCATCCGTGGCCTGTTGCAGCGTAACGGTGAGGGCCTCATCAGCGGCCGCAGACGCCTCCGCAAGCCCCACCGCTGCCACGCGCCGATAATCGGCCATCGGGAACCAATCGCCGGTAACGTCAGTCGTGCCGACATTCTGCGGCGCAACGCCGACATCATATGCCGCGCGCTCCGCCAGTGTTTGAGAAGTATTGGCCATCTGTCAGTCTCCTATCAGGACGGGACGTCAAGCGCGATGAACGGGCTGACCTCGTATCCACCTTCCTGGGTGAACGGCGCGGTAAGCCACGGCTGCGCATCGACATTGAGGAAGCACTTGACCCGAGTGCGGTTCTGAATGAAGTCGTCACCGGCATACCCCATCGCCACGAACGGGCCACTGCCCGGCTTGATGATGTAGTATGGATTGGTGTTGACCAGCATCAGATCACCACGGGCGCCAAGCAGCGGGCTGCGCTCGTGCCAGAACACAGGGTATCCCATGAGCGAACCGGGCGAACCGTCAACAGCATTTTCCTGCCAGATCAGGTGCCCCTCCGGCGATTGCAGCCCGGCAATCTGCGGATACACAGATTGAGATGCCAGCCAATAGGGCATGCCGCCGCGCATCAGCAGCTTGCCCACCATGCCGGTAACGTCAGCATAGGCAACAGCGTTGGCCCCGGCGCGGTTCACGTCAATGGTGGCCCCCGCTGTCAGCAGACCTTGCGGCTTGGCGACACCATCCCCGTTGAGGAACGCGCGCTCCTTCGCGCCGATCAGCGCCTGCCGCATAAGCATCTCGATCTGACCCGAAAAGGCCGGGGCGTTCCGCAGCAGCTTGTCGGTGATCTGCACATGCGCGGCAAGCTCGTGCGGGCGGATCTCGATCTCGCGAAGATTTGTCTTGGTCTGCGGCTTGGTATCCCCCTCACCGATCCAGGACACCTCAACCCCGCCATATACATTATCGGGGGCGTCCCCTGTCTGGTCGATGGCGGGCATCGTCACAGCAGCGTCAGGCGGGGAACCGGCCTCCATAACATTGGAACGGCCCTCGATAATCGCTTCCTGCGGCTCGACCCTCAGAAGGGTGTCGCGGAATTGCGTCGGCACAAGAAAGCCGCCCGAAGCACCGTCGCCCATGTTTTGCTCGGATGCCTGCATCCCGGCACTTTCATCGAAGTGAAGGCGCGGGTCGTCACGGTGATCGCGATAATGAGAAACGACAGCCCCCATGAATTCGCCAAGGCTGCCAAACTCACGCTTGGCCTCCGGGGCAACGCGCCCGGCCTCACCCGCACCCTGCGCCGAAGTCCGGGCAGGCTCCACACGATCAAGAGCCGCGCGCTGCCCATCGACAAAGGCGCGGCGTTCGATCTGTTTGTCAACCGTAGCCATGTCAGCCTGATAGGCCTCGAAAAGCTCGGTCTCTTCCTGATTCAAGTCACGGCCCTCAGACGCGGCCATGTCCAGTACGGCCTCCATATCCGCGACAATTTGCGCTCGCTTTTCCCGCAGCGCCTGAATAGTGCTCATGTCGGATCTCCTTGTATGAGCCTCGTTAACGCAACTTCGCAAGCTGCAACTTCTTCGCCGCGACATTCCGCGACATTCCGCCAGGCCTTTGATCCCGACTGCCCGCACCAAGCAGATTAAGAGTTTCTTGCATGGTCCGTATACCATCAATCATTCCGACGCGCAAAGCATCTTGCGCAAGAAGTGTGCGCCCCTGACCATATTTCTCTTTCACTTGTTGCGCGCCCACGCCGCGACCACCGGCAACCGCATCGATGAACATTTCATAAATCGCACCGACCTGAGACTGAATGTGCCCCTTCGCGTCATCGCCCAGCGGCTCGAATGGATTTGCCTCGGCCTTGTATTTCCCGGCCCGGATGATCGTATCTGTAATGCCCTCGGCATCAAGCATCCGGCTCACTTCCTCATGCACCGCGAAAACCCCGATACTGCCGATCTCACTGGACGGCACCGCCACAATCTCTGTCGCCTGCGCCGCGATCCAGTAAGCCGCCGATGCCGCTACCGCATTCACCTGCGCAATGATTGGCTTGTCGCCATTGTCCCGGATTTCGCGAACGGTAGCCGCAAGCTCCGGCGTTCCTGCTACAGACCCGCCCGGAGAATTAATATCCAGCACAATCGCCTTGACGCCATCATCATCATACGCGGTCCGAAGATACCCCTCGATCCGCTCCGCAGATGCGCCGAGGCCGAGGCTTTCGCTGTCCATCAACCCAGCCCGATTCGTGATAGCGCCATGGATGCGGATCACCGCGATCCCGCCTCGTGTTTCCCGGATCTCGGAAAATTCACGCTCGCCGATTTCACGCGCCTCGATTTGTCCGGCGGCCCGCGCCTCAAGATACCCGAGTATCTCCATTGCCTTGGAGTAGTCGATTGCCCAAGGCTGCGCCGCGATTGATTGCAAAAACCGTCTCATGCCAAGTCCTGTCCGTTCTGCGCAAACCGCGCGTCCTGATCATCGGTAAGCGGGTTGCGATCCTCCGCCGCGCGCACTTCTTCGCGCGTAAGCCATCCCGTCTGAGGGTCAAGGGCCGCCGTGTAGTAGCCGCTCCGCGCCTGTATATCCCCGCGCAGAAGATCGCTCGTGTCGTGCTTGACGTAGTAGCCCTGATCCTTCTCACGCTCGGTGAATAACTTGTCATTCAACTCTTGCTCGATAGGCACCATCCAGGGGTCAAGCGTGAACCGGACAAAGCCCAGCGACATCTCCGCCAGACCGCTGCCCCAGCTCGTGGAGCCGCTGACGCTCTGGATCATGTGCAGCGGCACGCGATATATTCTCGCAATCTCGGCAACCTGAAAATCCCGGCTTTCCAGAAACTGCGCGTCCTCTGGCGGGATGGTCGTCTGGGTGAACTCCATCCCCTCTTCGAGAACCTTGGGCCGGTGAGAATTTTCCAGACCACTTTGCGCATCCCACCCCTCGCGGATGCGCTTGATAGCGTCGGCCCCCAGCTTGCCAGGATGTTTCAGAAAGCCGCCGGAGCGGGCATCGTTGCCGAAAAACTTTGCCCCGAATTCCTCCATTGCCATACCCATGCCGATGGCCTGTCGAGCCACGGCGACCGGCGAATACCCGACAACGCCGTCAAAACCCAGCGCCGGGATGTGAAGCATATCAGGTGGCTCAATCTCAATATTGGCGTCTACCTGTCCGGGCCGCTGCATGCTGGTGTGGTAGACAAGCGCCCCATCGTTCTTGAGTTCCGGCCAAGTCCGATCCGGCAGCGCCAGCCAAAGCCCCTGCGGGACACCGGCGCCATTACGCTGCACCTCGGTATAGCCATTCCCCCAAAGCAACACATGATGCATCATGGTCTTGCGCAATGTAAACGCCGTCATGCGCGGGTTTGGCTTGCGGTTCAGGATGCGCTCAACGGTGTGATCGGGCTGCGCCTCCCGACTGCCGTCATTGTTGCGGCGGTAAACATGCACCGGGAGTTGCGCGATAGCGTCCGAGATAAGCCCCACACAGGCATATACAGCGGGGAGCTTTACCGCGTTCCACTCCGACACGCTCGCCCCCGCGTCGGTACGCACGCCCGGCGCCACGGCGAAGAACCCGCCCGTGCCGCTTGTGACGTTTACCGGCCCACCAAATAGTTGCCCGAAGATGCTCAAGACTTAAGCCCCGATAATATTGCTGCGCACAATAGCATGATACCGGCAACAATAAAACCCGCAGGCTCATATATCCAGGTAACGCCAGTGACAATGAGTAAAGCCCCGGCGAATCCAACTGCATCCCATTTGGTCATATCGTCAAAATCCCCCGTTCCTCATAGACACTCGGGCCATCGGCCTCATCGACAAGCCATCGTCCCAGCGCCATCATGCAAGCGACCGGGCCATCAATCTTGTTTTCCGGGCGCTGTTTGGCCGGAGAATGAAGGTCGCTGTTCCGGCTGCGCTGCACAACATTCGACAGCATCCACTCGAACGCCTGCCCGCCATCGTGGCACAGCTTCCCGTCTGCTATCAAAGCGTCCATGGCGCGCATCGGCTCATTCATCAGAAGAGGCCTGTTACCGAAATCTATACACTGCACGCCTTGCTCCATCAGCAATACTGACATCTGCCGGGAATGGTGCGGGTCAAACGCGACCTCACGGACCTGGAACCGGTCGCACATTTCAAGAATGTCATTGTATATTTCCCGCTCATCCGTGACCGCGCCATCAGTTTGTATGAGCTGGCCTTCGTCGCGCCACCGCCGGAAGTGCTCATTCTCTGGAAGCTCGACCGTATCCTCCGGCAGATAGTATCTCCCAAACCTAGCATAGCCGCCTTCATGGCGGAACAATATTTCAACGGCAGTCAAGTCTTTCTTTTCCGCGAGGTCGATCCCGATAATGCATTCCTGATTATCAAACTGATCAATGCTCAACCCCGGGTCGGCGCATTTTTGATATTGCATCACATTGAAATACGCTTCGCGCGCCTGCACCCATACATTGAGATGCTTTGTCTTGAACACCCCGGCCTTGCGCGGCGAACTCATGGCGTCACGCTGGCGCGTCAACAAGTATTCGCGACCAACCGAAACCCCTATATTCGGGTTTGCCTTTTCTAGAGATGCGGGGTCAAACGGATCATCTTCGCTGTCTATGCCGTAAATCAGAGCGAACGTTTCATTGTCATACCGCGATCCTTCCAGCATCTGCTGAGCGTCGTGCTGTAGCTGATAACACGGCCCCGCGATATTATCCCCGGCTGTCGTGATAACCAGCATCACCGGCTGGTCGCGCGCGCCCATACCCGTCTCCATAGTATCAAACATATGGTCGGTCTGGTGTTCGTGATACTCATCAACGATGGCGCATGACGGGCTAGCCCCGTCGCCGGGCTTACCAATAATAGGCTCAAACCGGCTCCCGCTACTGAGAATATGCATATTGCTGGCGCTCACAGTAAGACCGTAATGAGCGCACATGTCAGGCCGCTTACTCGCCATCTGCTTCGCCGGGCGGAACACCTCCCAGGCCTGCTTCTCAGATGTAGCCCCGGAATAGACCTCGGCCCCGTGTTCGCCATCGGCGGCCAGCATGTAATTGCCTACCGCCGCAGCCCATGCCGACTTGCCGTTTTTCCGAGGCACCAAAAGAAAGAACCGCCTATACCGGCGTGTGTTGTCGTGCTTGCGCATCCAGCCAAACAGCGCGCATGTCATGAACGCCTGCCACGGCTCAAGAACGATATGCTGCCGGTCAGCGGCCCACTTGCCCTTTGTGTGCGGCATCAACTCGATGAAGGCGCATGCCTTATGCGCCCTGCCCCGGTCATACCGATACCGGAAACCCTCGTCACTCTGCCAATCCAGATCGTCCAGATGGCGCTGGCACGCCAACTTGACCCACTGACAGGCCGGGGTCTTACCGCCCACGACATCACGGCAATACCCCTCAGCTATGGCAGAGTAGTCTTTCACCCGGCCTTACCCAGCGCGGCGAAGGGATTTTCCTCTCGCTTGACCCCGGCAGACACCTTGGAGCGCGCAGACGGTGACAGCCCAAACTCCGAAAGCAGCCCCTGCGCGTGCCTCATCGCCTCGTTTCTCATGCCAACCTCGGGCCTTGGCCGGTGCATGACATCCCCCGTTGCGTTCGTCGTCTGATACGTCCGGCCCGTATCCTCGATAATCGCGGTGCAAATCTCGATCTCGTCAAGCCTGCTTGCCAGCATTGCGAGGTTATCCACGTCATCAGGAGATGCAATCTGCATCCCGTCAAGGATCGCTGACAGCCTGTGGAAGTGCTCCGCCGCTCTCTCGCTCAGCCAACCCGGCGGGTCGGCCAGCCCGGAATTAGCAACAGCCTCATTTCGATTAACCCGGCTCGGCCTCGTTTCCCCGCCAAGGATTTTCAAGCGGCTCGGCTTTGGCTTTCGTCCGGTCATAATGTTTCAAAGCCCCCTTTCTTAGTGTTATGTTATTACCTTGCATTCGTCTGCGTAAGAAGAATGGCAAACGCGCCGGTCTTTTACGTCAGGCTGTATACTTTTCCACGCCTGTCGCAGAAATCATACCGCAAACCGTCACCATCTGCCAAGGGGGTGTCCTGTGCGGCGCTGTGCTGCTTCCTCACGCTGCTTGATGGTGTCGTGGCACGGCTTGCACAGCCCCTGGCCGTTGTCCGTGTCATACTGCCGCTCGGGCGCTTCAGCGATAGGCTCGATATGGTCCGCGACTGTTGCCGGTATCAGCTTGCCTTGCCTCTTGCAATAGACACACAGGGGGTCTCTTTGCAGGACAATTTTTCGCCATCTTCTGTGCCGTGCCCCATACCCCCTTGCGGCTGCGTGGGGGCGGGACTTGTCGTAAATATTTTCGCGCGGCTTGTGGCTTTTGGCGGCGGTGCCTAGGGTGTGACGGGGTGGGGCCTTCGGCATGACTATAGCACGGGCTTGGGCGTGTCCCTTACGGGTGAGTGTGGTGTTTCGTCATCGTCCAGCGGGATGATGGTAAGCTCTGTGCCTTCGCTGTCGTCTGTAGTTGTGTCGATAACTTTCATGCCAGCGTCAGACAGCGCGTCAATGAGGGCTTGCAGGGTATCCGCTGCCATCTGCCCCGTGACAGCATCGGAGCACAGGCCGTACACCTCTTGCTCCGATGGCATGGCCCCTTTGGCCATGAGATCGTCTGCTATCGTGGCGGCGTCCCTCACTGTTGCGGCCCCTTGTCAAAAAGATCATCCCACAGGCCGCCGAGAAGGCCGCCCGTGCGGCGCTTCCCATCTTGCCGCCTTCCCGATGGAGCGGCCCCTACTGCGAGGACTGCTAAAAGCAGGGCCGCTGCCCACAACGCTGGGAACACAAACCCGGCTACCAAGCAGATGGCTGAGGATATAGCAAAGGCTGTCTTCATGTATCGCCCCTTATGCCGCTCATAATACACCGCCCTAGCCTGAGTGTGAAGCCCGCCTGTCACTGATACGTAGCAGCGAACACGACGAACGCCAGCACGGCCCCACCGGCGATGTAGATCCGCCACCATTGCCTTTTGGCGATGACCTCTTTCGTGCCCTTGGCTGTGCCGTCTATGGCATAGACAGCGAATGCGATTAACGCGATTGCGATGATGATGCCGACTAGCATGATGTGTCTCCGTTTGTCTCCGCCCACCGCTGCGCCCGCCGCCTCGCGCTGTTGGCGCTTTCCCGCGTGACGCGCAGTCTACGCGCTATCTGAGCGTCTGTCATTCCGTCCGCCACCATGCCGAGAATTCGCTTGTGGCGCTCGACGGCTTCCTCGTGGCGCCTGCGGTTGGCCTTTGACGACTTTGTTATCTGCCGCGCCGTGTCCACGTTCGCCGCGTCGTGCAGGCCTGCTATTGCGGGCGCGGGCGGGTATATCGTGATAAGAAGCCCGCTCGGGACATGGGCTTCGTACTCAGCGGCGATGCGCTGGGCTTCCGGCTCTGGCAGGCGGACTGTGTGAGTGTTCATTCGCGATCTCCTTCTTGGTTGTGTCCCGTCTCGCGCGTGGCGTGGTTGACCGTTGACCAGTCCACATTGAAAGCGCGGGCGATATCCGCGCGGGTCCAGCCGTGCCTGTGAAGCATGCGCCAAGTGTGCCAGCGGGCGGCAACGATGCTGCGGCTCCGGGATCTGCCGAGAATGTCAGAGCCGGATACATCGTGCAGATGTGATGCGTGCGCTAGAGCGTAAGCTAAGGTCATTCCCCGTCATCCACGCGCTTGGGGCTAAACCCGGCCTGCGCCAGTATCTCGGATGCCCGCTCCGGCGTGACCTTCTCGCGCGTCGGCCCCGAGGGCTGCTGTGTGGCCTGCGCCGCGATCTTTCGGCCTCTCGCCTCCTTACAGATTTTCAGGACATCCCCCGGTGTCGGCCTGTGCCTCGGGTGCTCCCGGTTCCACTGGCGCAGCGCCCAAACCACCTGCTCGCGGGTCCAGTCCTGTAGCTCGTCGCACCACCACGCCA